ATCATCGCCGATCGTGGGCGTGAGATCATATTCTACTGCGCCTTCATCCCGCCCCAGGGCTACTGATGCCGTACGAGCGCAAGGTCATTCCTTACGAGGGGCGCCGCAATTGCCACAAGCAGCTTTACCCGCCGAGCCGCCCGACTCCCGCGGACTTTGCTGCGCTTGCGAAGATGTCTTACGATGGTGCGTCGGGCGACGAGATCGCTGGCGAACTGCGAGTCGCAAACTGCACGGTAAATCGATGGCGCCGGCAATTCAACCTGCCTAGAAAACGTCCAGGTGGTTACCCCGCATTGCAACTGTCATAATTGTGTGCCATAATCCCTTGGCGGATCAGGGGGTTGCATGCGTCCTCTCAAGGAAGACAAGCTCCGGGCGATCTACGAAGCGGTCCAGCGTCACCGCTCGATCGCTGCGGCTGCGAGAGAATTGAACTGCCCCGCTAGGACAATTGGCGACAACTATAAACATGCCACAATCAGGCTTAGTCTGCCCGACGTCCTAGACCCGGAGCCATTCGTTGTTCACACCCCGCCTTCCCCCGACCGACCCCTCCCCGAACTCCTCAAGGCCCGACGAGCCGAGTCGAAGCGCACAGTCGCCCACAAGCTGGCCAAAGATCTCATCAATGTGGACATCAAGGTCGCTGGACCTGTGGGACTTGCTTTTGTTGGCGATCCCCATATTGATTCTCCTGATTGCGACTTTAATAGTCTCGAGCAGGATCTCACTCTACTTGGTCGACACAGCTCCTGTGTCTTCGCCGCGAACATGGGCGATATTACCGATAACTGGATCGGGCGGCTTAGCCGTCTCTTTGCCAATCGAACTATCAACAGCAGAGAGACTTGGCGACTTGCAGAACACATGTTTGTTGGATATGGAGTCTCGTGGCTCTATCTCGTCGGTGGGAATCATGACGTGTGGTCAGGCGCCAACGACCCTCTCGACTGGATCACCTCCCAAGCCGGCATCCACTACCAGCCCCACGGAGTCCGCATCGCCTTACGGTTCCCTGGCGCCGCTCCGGTTCGAGTGAACAGCCGCCATGACTTCCCAGGAAACTCCCAATACAACAACCTCCACGGCATGCAACGCGAAGTCGCCTTTGGCCGGCGAGATCATATCCTTGTCGCCGCGCACCGACACACAGGCGGGCATGCGCTTGACGTTAACCCCGACGGGATACCGTATCTCAAAATTCGTGTGTCAGGCTACAAGCAGCCCGACGACTACGCCGAAAAGCTGAACCTCCGACCGAAGCCCTTGCATCGAACGGCGCTTGTGATAATCGATCCGACGAAGCCCGAGAAGGATCCCGCCCGCCTCTTCTGTGCCCCGACTCTCGAACACGGCGTTGACTACTTGACTTGGCTCAGGAGCAAGCTATGACGCTGGTGGCGCTGCCCGAGAAAGATCCTGAGCCGTTCGAGGAGGGGGACCTCGTGACGCTCAAGAGCGGCGGCGAGGTGATGACCGTGCAGGGCTGCCGCAAGGACAAGCGAACGTGGTGGGTTGCCGTGGACTGGATCAACGAGACTGGTGATGCCTGTGGCGTCGAGTACAAGGCCAAGCAGCTTATGCCGTGGGCGCCAACGGCTGACTGATGGATGACCACGAACAGATCATCTCGGGACTCAGCGACGACCCCGTGCTCGCGCACGCCTACCTGTTCGAACACCGGCACCCCGAAGAGATGCCGCCCTACCACCCGCGAGTTATTCGGGATTGGCATGGTTCCGCTCGTCTGGTTATTGACCTTCTCTTCCGTGGCGCTGCTAAGTCCTCTATTGCCGAGGAAGCTGTGGTCACTATGGCTTGCCTTCAGCTCTTCCACAACGGCCTGGTGATCGGAGAGACCGAGGATCGCGCGAAGGAACGCCTTGCAGCCATCAAACATGAATTCGAAACCAACGAAGCCATCGACGCCCTCTTCGGTAGTATGGTTGGAAAGGTTTGGCAGGAGACCCACATCGAGTTGTCGAATGGGCTCGTGCTTACTGCTCTGGGGCGTGGACAGTCTCTTCGTGGCGTCAAACATCTCCATTATCGCCCCGACGTCGCCTTCTGCGACGACTTGGAAAACGAGGAGTCAGTCCGCACTGAGATTGGTCGACTGAAGACCCGGCAGTGGTATGCCAAGACGCTCCTGCCGGCGATGACGCCCTATGCCCGTATCCGCATGGCGGCGACGCCGCTACATCCTGAGGCGCTGGCGATGAAGCTGTCGCAGCAGCCCAACGCGGTTGTCCACAAGGTTCCGATCATGTTCAAGGACCCGGAGACCGGCGAGGATCAGTCGAGCTGGCCGCAGCGCTACTCTGTTGGCTGGTGCCTGGCGCGCAAGCAGGAACTGCTTGACCTAGGGGAACAGGACACGTGGATGCAGGAGTACATGTGCGAGGCGGTCGACGAGTCGACCCGGCTATTCACGGCCGACATGATCCGGTGCGAACCAAGAGTCCGAACTTACGAAGCTACCTACGCCGTCTACGATCCGGCACGAACAGTCAAGGCAACTTCCGCGAGCACGGGGAAAGTTGTCGCATCGTGGGTCAACAACCGACTTATCGTCTGGGAGGCTTCCGGGAAGTTCTGGAAGCCCGATGAGATGATCGATGATATGTTCGACGTGGACCAGCGGTATAGCCCCATCCTTATCGGCGTGGAAGAAGATGGCCTCAATGAGTTCATCCTTCAGCCCCTCCGTCACGCCCAGATAGCACGCGGGCACGCTCTTCCGATTCGCCCCCTTAAGGCTCCGAAGGGCAAGGTGGACTTTATCGGATCGCTCCAGCCGTTCTTTAAGGCGGGCGAAGTGACGTTTGCTGGGGACCGGGCGAACTTCAAGGATATGGAGCAGCAATTGCTTTCCTTTCCACAAGGGCGCATTGACGTGCCGAACGCGCTAGCCTACTTCCTTCGGCTGCGGCCGGGGCAACCGATCTTCGAAGGGTTCAACGTAGAACACATTCAGGAGGATCTCAAGCCCAATGCAACTCGACCTCTTTACCTCGCTGCCAACGCTACGAGCACTTGCACGACCGGAGCGCTCTGTCAGATTGCAGACGGAGTTCTTACGGTCTTCGCTGACTTCGCTTTTCAGGGAGATCCGGGATCTTCCCTTGGATGGATCATTCGAGAAGCAAGCGTTGCAGCGCGTCGCAAGTTTTCTGTGGTCGTACCGCAAGTTCACTTCCAACCCTATGACAACATCGGAGTGCGAGCAGCTGGACGAACTATTCCGATTGACATCGACCAAGGAGGAGACCTGATCGCCGGTCGCGACCAGATCCGCCAGATGCTCAACAGCCACGAGAAGGGGCGCCCAGCCTTCAGAATAGACTCGAGAGCCACATGGACGCTTCGAGCTCTGTCAGGGGGCTACGCCCGCGAGCAGGACCGCCAGACGGCCACGGAGGGCGTCTACAAGGTCTTGGCGGAGGGGCTCGAGGCGTTTGCGGGCCTGTTTGCCTTAGGAGTTGACCGGGATGATGACTCTAGCGTAAACTACGCGGTGGACGCCCGTGGTCGTCGATACATCAGCGCCAGGCCCTAAATGGCTGACGAAGATAAAGATTTGGATGAGGATCCCGCTCTTGAAGAGCGGTCGAGGAACCTTGCCAAGTCAAAGAAGATCCGTGACAAGCTGCTCGACCTCTACAAAGATGTCGAGAAGGGCTTCCAAGATCAGCGCACTCGCGCGGATGATCAGGCCGACTATTGGGACATCTACAACAATATAACCGGGCAGAACCAGTTCTACACCGGCAATAGCAGGATCTTTGTCCCGATCACTTACAATGCAATCAATGCCCGTAAGACCCGGTTCATCAATCAGATCTTTCCGACATCGGGACGCTGCGTGGAGGTTACGTCTGAAGACGGGACGATACCTCACACTATGGTCGCGCTCGCCGAGCATTACGTTACCAAGGCCAAGCTGCGCCAGCTCATGCCTGCAATCATGCGCAACGGCGATGTCGAAGGGCAATTTAATCTTTACGTTGACTGGTCGAGTCGCAAGCGCCACGTCGTGCGTCGCGTGAAGAAGCCAGTGGATCTCGGGGAGGGGATGCATGGGCCGGAAGGAGAGGACGTCGATGACATCGAAGAAGAGGTCCTCTCCTCCGACCATCCCTACGTTGAAATCCTTGCCGACTCCGATGTCTGTATTCTCCCTGCAACAGCTCAGTCCCTGGAGCAGGCTATTGCTGACGGCGGCTCAGCCACAATTCTCCGACGTTGGGGAAAGGCCAAAATTAAAAAACTCATTGCCGACGGGGAGATAGAGGAGAAGCTCGGCAAGGTCCTCATGGAGGAAATGAACTCCGAGGCGCGCGAGGGAGTACCCAACAAGAACAAGGCGATGGCGCAGGCGGCTGGTGTCAAGGGGGAGGGCAGCGGCAAGTACGTGCTCGTCTACGAGACCTGGTCGATGATCAAGATCGGCTCGGGAGAAGATGCCGAGATTCGCCTCTGTCGCAGCTACCTCGGCGGGCCCGACAAGGTCCTGAGCTGCGTGCGCAACCCGAACTGGTCCGACCGTTGCCCACTGATCTCAGAGCCGCTGGAGAAGGTCCAGGGATCGGTGAAGGGGATCAGCAAAGTCGCGGCGGTGGCTGACCTGCAATATTACGCGAACGACGTGATAAACGAGGCGGCGGACAGTTCGCTGTTCAGCCTTCTGCCGATCATCCTGACCGACCCATTGAAGAACCCCAAGGTCGGCTCGATGGTGCTCAACCTCGCCGCGGTCTGGGAGACGAGCCCGAACGACACCAAGTTCGCGCAGTTCCCGGAACTGTGGAAACAAGGACTTGAAATCATTGCGAACGTCCAACAGACCATATTTCAAACACTTAGCGTCAACCCTTCGCAAATTACTCAGGGGACGAAAAAGAAACAGAGCCAGGCGGAGGTCGCCCAGGAACAGCAAGTGGATGTGCTCACCACAGCCGATGTTGTCTCCGTTGTCGAGGATCGTGTCCTCACGCAACTGCTTGAGCGATTTATCGAATTAGATCACCAGCATCGCGACCAGCCGATCCGTATCCGCGAGTACGGCGAGCTTGGCATCAAGCAGAGCATGGCCGAGGTTGATCCGATCCAGTTGGGGACTCGCTACTCGATCCGGTGGTTTGGCGTCGAGCAGGTGCGCAGCGCGCAGCAGATCCAGCAACAGATCGGAATGATTAACGTTATCAAGACGATCCCACCACAGCAGTACCAAGGTTATCGCCTGAACCTGGCGCCGGCGATCTCGGCGATGATGGAGGCGGGCTTCGGGCCGCGGCTTGCACCGCTGATCTTCGAGGATATGCGCAGCCAGTTGTCGGTCGACCCGAAGCAGGAGGACGCGCTTCTGCAGATGGGCCACGACGTTCCCGTCCACGAGCTTGACGACCACAAGGCGCATATTCAGGATCATATCGAGTTCGGGAAGCAGACTGGTGATCCGCATGGACTGATTCGGCGCCATGTGCTAGAACACGTTCAGAAACTCGAGCAAGCCGCTCAGGCGCAAGCACAAGTCGCTAAACCCCAGCCGGGTATGGCGGGCGGCGGGGGTGGGCCGCGGCCGGGAGCGCAGCCGGCGCAGCAGCGTCCCGCGCAGCAACCGCCGGGCGCGGTGTCGCCCGATCAGACGCCCACGGCGATGCCGCGGGGAAGGATGATGGGATGAGCATTCTCTACGTCGAAGAATATCAGAGCATTGGCTCAACGCCCTCCAACGGCCCATCGCAGATGGGGAAGGAGCCGTCGCTCGCGTCCCAAACGGTGGCGGAGAGCGCCTCGTCGACCAAGTCCAGCGCCTTCCAAGTCGGGACGACAGTCGTTCGCATTCACACAGACGCGATCTGTTCGATTCAGTTCGGCCCGGCCGGATCGGTGACTGCGGCGACGACAAGCAATCGTCGTCTCGCGGCGAACCAGACGGAATACTTCGAGGTGCCTCGAGGAGGGATCTTCGCTGTGGCGGTGATTACGAACACATGAGAAAGCTGGCTTTCCTTGTGCTTGCTTTGCCGCTTCTCTTCGGGTTCGCGGACACTGGAGGTGTCGGCGAGGGGGGCGACGTTGGGTTTACGCCTCCCGGCGGCGGGGGCGGCGGTAGCTGCTCCAATTCCCTTGACTTTAGTCAAGCCTGCAACAGCGCCAACCTTGGAGTGATCCTGTGAAGGCCCTACGCGCCTCGCTGGCGGCCCTCCTTCTCGCCTGGGGCCTTTCCCCAGCCATCGCAGCCGTCACCACCCTGACGGTCACGGCAGGCTCGGGCACCAACATGCTGGAAGGGCAGCAGACCACAACCAATTACCTGTTCCCGATCATTGGCATTTCGGATCCCAACAATTCAACGCTTTATGCCAGCGTCACCGCCTGGGGCGCGGCGGGCAGCTATGGCCTCGGCGTCAATGCCGACGTGCTAGTCAACCCGATCGAGGGGACGGTCGCGGATACGCCCTGCGCCTATCCCGCCACATCGGCCAATTGTTCGCTGGTCGCGGTTGGCAAGGGACTCATCAACATAGTCGGCGCCACGGGCTTTGCACCAGCTAACGTTGCAACCCCGCTTTCGGTCACATCCTCCAGCGGGGCGAGCGCGGCGCTGACCGGCTCGGTGCAGGTCGTCACCAACGTCGGCTCGGCAAACGGGGCCTATTGCATCCCCGGCGCGACGGCGACGACCAGCGACAACTACGTGGCGCCGAACGGCGGCTTCATCGTCTTCGCGATGGGCGCGAACACCACCATCGCCTGCATCACCTCGACGGGCACAACCACCGTCAACATCGTCGGCGGCACGGGCTTTCCGATCGCCTCGGGCGGTGGCGGCGGTGGTTCGGGCGGCGCGTCGGGCACGCTGACCAATCCAAGCGCGACGATCACACTTTCCTCGACAACGACGGCCTATGCGACCGGGCAACTGCTCTGCTCGTCCGCGACCTATACCACCTGCAACACTTCGATCGGGACGCAGACATTCGCCATCGCCAATACCGCCGGCGGCGCGTCGATCCCGCGGCTGCGCGTCTATTCGAACGACACGTCCTCGACCGCCTGGGCGAACGCACAGTTGCAGATTGATCTCTGGACTGCCGCACCGACGTTGGGGGCTTCTGGTGGTGACCGAGCGGCGTTCCTTGCCAACATGGCGACCGGCTCCGCCTCGCACTACGCCTCATTCTCCTGCACCTTCTCGGCCTTCGCCGGCGATGGGTTTTACTCCGAATGCGCGCCGCTGATCGGCAACGCGCCGGCCGTCAAGCTCGCCAGCGGAACCTCGATCTATGTGACCGCGATCGACCTGACGGCATCTGGCACAGTGACGGCGAGCAAGGCGATCACGGTCGTGCCGGAGATTTGGAACTGATGTTCCGCCCCGCTTTCGCCGCCCTCGGAGCCTGGCTAGGCCTCGCGGCGCTTCCCGCGCTGGCGATCGCGCCAGCCCTGCACAACACCGTCGTTGCTCCCCTGGCGACCGCCAAGCCGTTCGGGCCGGGCTCGCCGGGGTTCTTGCCGACGTGCGCGGGCGCGTTCTCGGTCAACAACGAAATCAAATATTCCGGCACTTTCACCAATGCCGACTGGGTCAAATATGCCACAGGGACCGGCGCATCCGCGGTCACTGTCGCCGCCGCGCCAAGTATCCCTGACCCGAACGGCGACGGCGGCTTCAATGTCTACTCGATAACCTTCCCCGCAATGCCGATCACCGGCGGCGGCAGCGGCACCGCCGAGCAGATTTACAATCTCACCATCACCTACCTCAACAGCGTTTACCACGTAGGCGATGTATGGATCGCGCCCGGCAGTGGCACAGCCGTTGGCTCTCCAGGCTCTATTCAGTTCTACCAATCCGGCCCGGCAACAACCAGCCCAATAAAGAACTTCAACTTCACTGGCGGCTGGCAGCGAGTGTCCAGCGGATCCTTCACGGCCCCTGGCTCTGGCAGCCTATATTTCCAAATCGGCCCGGATTTTCGGCAGGGATCGCAATACACCGCCTACAACAACTATTATGGCGCGACATTCCCGTCGCAGACTTGGTATATCTTCGGCGCTCAAAGCGTTCCGGGGCAGCAGGAACTTCCCTACGCCTCGACCACCACGACCGCTGCTTACAACCAATACCAAACCATCACCCAAAACTGCCCGCCCGGCGTTGCCTTCCGCAACTTCGCCTCGCTGCAAATCCCGCAGCCCGGCACGGTCCAGCAGCTAACCTACGCCGGCATCAGCATTTGCCAAGGCAACAAGGCTGGCTGTTCGCCCCCGACCGGCCTCGCCTCCAACGGCGTCGGCGCACCGAAAATCTATCCTAACGCCGGCCACTTCAACGGCCTCTGGTACGCGCTCGCAAGCTGCATCGCTGCGAACCACACCATTCCCTATGCCTGGGGTGGTTGCATTTACACGACAACTGACCCGAAACTCCCTTGGACTTTCCAGGGCGTGGCCGCGCCAGTCGGCGCTGCGCCCGACTGTGCCTTGAGAAGATCGGTAATGCGATCAGCAGCCATGAAAGCCCATTGCCCACTCAAAATCGGGTGGGTGCGGCTATCCTAGATACCAAATGGGGGGCTGCGTCAAGTTGTCGCAGGCGGCGAGGGGAATATTTTGTTTCCGCCCCTCATCGGAAATCGTCAAGAGGGCCATGACCCTCTCGTAGTTAGCGCTTGGACTTCCGACCGCGCTTGCGACCACGTTTCGCCATGAGAAATACTCCTGTTGGCTGGTTATATCCCCTTGAACCTATTGCCTCGACGCCTTGCGCGGTGTGCTGCGCTTGGTAGCCGATTTGATGCCGCTGACCCTGTATTGAACGGACGGAGCGCTCTTGTCCAAGGACCGGGCGGGAACGCGCGGCTGGTCCGAGGTGGCCTGCGTTTTATCCGCCATCTTTTTTACCCTCCTTGATCGGGGTGACATTGGACGGCTGCGGATGTTGGGCCTGCGCCGCTTCCATCTTTTTCAGCCGCTTTTTCAAAAGCTGTTTCATCGGTGGATCAAGCAAATCCAAAAGGCTTTCCTTGTCAATAGCCCCGGCCTTCAGGAGATTGAAGGCAAGCTGGCGGCTGATCCTCCATGAATATCGGAGAGTTCGAGTGGGCGTCCACCTTGACCGTGTAATCGTTGGTGAACTGTTCGCAGATGAACTTGTTGTTCAGGTCGTCCTTGTAGTGGGTTGGATCGTGCTGCTGCATCAGTTTCATGTACTGGGTGGCGACCTTTTGCAGCGCATCCTCGATGATGAGGGCGCGCTTCTTGGCGCGGGCCGAGCCCAGGCGCGCAAGCTGGGAAGCATGACCCTGGCTGCGCACGCCTTCCTCGCCCTTGCCGGAGAGGATGGAGTTGATGCCGCTGGCCTCCTCGAACATGGCGTCGATTTCCTTGAGTTCGCGGAACAGGTCGTCCGGCAGGTCCGGGGCGAACTTCTCGATCTTGCCGTTGGGCATATCGCTGGAGAAAAAGCTGCCGGGGCGGTCCATGGCAAAGGCTTTTTCGTCCTGGATGCCCATGACGCCGAAGGCGGCGCTGGGCGGGTTGACCTGCAGGGACAGCAGATTGAGGATTTCGGTGACGCGCTTGTTGCGCATCTGCTGCAATAAAATCAGCTTCTGCGCTTCGGACTGGCCCCAGTAATAGTCGATCTGCGGGTTGGGGCAGATCTGGATGAACTGCAGCTCGCCCTTCAAGTACATTTCCGAGGCGGGGCGGTCATAGATGATGGTGCATGGCTCGGCGGCGGTGATGACCTGGTAATCCTTGGCTTCGCTGTCCCACACCCACAATTCGTTCATCTCTATCGTGTCTTCTGCCACCTCGGCCTTCATGCGGTTGAAGCCGTAGAGGTCCAGATTGACGGTGCCCTGGATGGTCGGGTTGGTCTGGGACATGATGATGCGGTCCACCGCGGACGGGATATACTGCGTCTGGTGCTGGCCGGCTTCCAGGCGGCGCACGATCTCATCGCGCTTGGGGTGGGAATAGAGCCGGTCGTAGAGTTCCGACTTGGTCACATAATAGGTCTGGCAGAACGCCTCCTGGCGGTCGGTTGAGGGCACGTCCTCGCGCAGCACGCCGACGCTGCCGGGCACCACGATATAGGGATGGATGGCGCCGCCGTTCCAGATCGGCTTGACGAAGGCGCAATTGAACACCAGCGCCCAGGTCAGGGTGTTGAGAAACACCTTGTCGCCGCCGCTATCCATCCAGCGGTCATTGAGAGCGTCCACCAGAACCGGGATCTTGTCGAACTCGCGCTCAGGGGCGGTGGAACCAAGCTGGATGGTGAAGCGGGTGGTGTCGGCGGCGTAGAGGAAAGAGATAAGCTGGTCGATGGTGGGGTTGATCTTGTTGAACTGCGCCGGGCTTTCCTCCGGGCCTGCGCCGAACAGGAACCATGCGCGCAGCGATGAATAGTCGGCCTTGCGTTCCTCGCGCGAGACAAAACACTTTTCGATCAGGTCATTGATGAAGGTTTCGCGCTCGTGGAGGTCAGTGGGTAGCTTCATACAACCTTCCCGTCAACAGTTGGCCTTTGTTCAGCTATCAGGATTTGCGCGTTCGGCGCGATGAGGGGCCAAAACCTACCGTCAGTGTGGTAAAAAACCGGCACACCATAGATTTCCTTCTTGTGCAACTCGTCCATATCATTGGTGGTGATAAGCGTCATGGGTATTGCCATGTTGCCCGCTATGACCCAGAGGTTGCCTTTGCTCATTTACCGACCAAACTATTGCGCCCGGCAAACAAGTTGCTCGGAAGGGCCAAGTTCGGCCCCTTGCTGATCCCCAGACTACCGGGTTTTACCCCAACCGCTTCGCCGCGCATAGCCGGGGTAATGTTGAGCGCCGAGCGAGCGCCCATCGGCTGCCAGACCCCGCTGCGCTGCGGCGCAGGCGCTGGCTGGTTGTTGCGGGTGATGTAGTTGGGCTGCGCCTCGCCTTCGCGGGTGGATTTTATATCCGTCATCTTGAAGTCGCTGGCGAGGCCGCGAAGCGTGCTGTCGGCGTGTTTCGTGCGGTCGGAGAACAGCGATGGCCCGGATGGA